CTTTTTGAAAAAGGACGCCATATGGACGACGGCCGCGGCCGCGTTACAGGAGGTGGACCGGCAGTTACAAGCGGAAAAGGCCAAAGTGAAAACACTGGAATCCAAACTCGCGGGCGAACGCGTTCCGCTCGAAAACGCCGAGGGGTTAGCGATCGACGCGAATTACGCACCGTGCGTGTCCGAGAATGACCCCTTGTTTTACGGGATCGTCGACGCCGACGGGTACGTCGCCGCGAAGGGTAAACGCGCGAAAGTGTGGGTGACCAACGCCCGGGCACCGATCAGTGCCGGTGACATCATCGGGACGACGTCGAACGTCGCGGGGTACTGTTCGAAGCTCGCGGATCTCACGGAAGTGTATCGCGCCGTCGGCAAAGTTCTCGTCGACGTCGCGCTCCCACAGGTCACCGACCACAATTTCGTCGCACCGACGGTTCCGCGAAAGCGTAAAGTCACGCAGACGTCCAATGTGACGGTTTGGGTCCGGGAATTCAAATCGACGGCCGACCAGTACGCGACGCTCGGGGAAGACGAAAGGCGCGTGCGCGACGAAACGTATTACGCGAGGGACGAATTGGTCGAGGTCGTGCGAAACGAGTGGGTCGATAAAATGCCCGCGTACGATCTCGAGGCGTACCACCGAACGCAAATCGACACGTGCGATGCCGACGTGTACGAAGGACTCCCGGAATCCGAAAAGGTGAATTACGTGTTGAGTGACGATGGCGTCTACACGTACACGCACAGGGTCACCCTCACCACCGACGAGTGGAGTGCGCTGGAAGACGTCGATGAACGAAACTCGTACGTCCACGGGTACTTCAAGAATACGACGGAGACTCTGAGTGAAGACGAATGGACCGCCCTCGAGGATTCGGCGGTTCAGGCGAGGTACGAGGCGCGCACGAGACCGCTCTATTTCAGGTTGGTCGTCGCGTCGGAACAGCGTCACGGGTACGTCGAAGAAACGCGCTCGAAAACGGTGGACGTACTCGACGCGTACGGTCGACCGACGTACGAAGAAGTCGAGGGCGAGACCGAACCGGCGTTCGAGTTCAGGTACCTCACGACCGAAGGTGTGATCACGGACAGGCACAGCGGTGTACACATGGCGGCGCTCGTCGAGTGCCTCTTATTCTAACTAAACAACACATCTATACGAACGCGTGTCGCTGTTCGCGTGGGTGTGCGTGTGTTTACTATCTATTCGTCCTCGTCCTCGTCCCCGTCTCCCTCGTCTTCTTGCGCCGATTTACACATCGCACCCATCGTGCGCAATTCTTCCGCGTTCAGTTCGAGGAACTCGAAGTACAGTTCGTTTTTATTTCTCGGACCCCCGTCGATGGTGTACACCTCGTCCATCGTGCGCGCGTCGAGCACTTCCCCGGATTCCTTGGTAAGTTCAAGGAACTTGGCGCACTTAAATTTATCGATACCCTCTATGAATTCGCGAAGTTCCGAGGCTCCGGTAGACTCCGTGCGCGCCATGAATTTAGCCTGGAATTCATCCAAAAGAGGTTTGGCGAACGCCGCGGCTTTTTTCACAGCGGCGGCGTTCGTCGCGCGTAAAAGTTCGGGACCGGTTCCGGGAACGAATCCAAGGTTGTACGCACCGCCCGCGACCGACGAGGACATGGAACACAGAAAACACATCACAATGACCGCTGCGGCCATTACTAGTACTAATACTACGCGCGAATAAAATTGTGGGACTATGGTAGATAGATGTTCGCGCTCGCGTTCGCCCTGTGCGCCCTGGCGTTCAACGTCTTGGTCGGGTACTACGTCTCTTACAAAAGGAATGTTCGCGCATCTGACCGCATCTACGATATCGGGTACCGCGTGCTCCCCGATCTCAGCGCGTACGATTGGCTCAGTGATCTCGCACTCGTGGTGCCTGCGACGGCGCTCGCGTTCGCACTTCCGAAATGGCCCGCGAGTAAGCGCGATTCCATGTTCACGCTCTTGGCGCTCATGTTTGCGTTCCGCTCGCTCGTCAACATCGTGACGACGTACCCGTCACCGAAGAAGTGCGCGCTGAAACCACCTTTCGGGTTCTGTAACGATTTCATGTTCTCAGGGCACACGACGTTCAATATCGTCGCCGCGAATTACATCGGTGGAGCGTTTTGGCCCGCGTGGCCCGCGCTCGGATCGGTCCTTTCCGTCGCAACCCGCGAACACTACACCGCGGACGTCGTCATGGCGTGGATCGTTTTCGCGGCTTTAAAATGTCGCGTTTAAGTATGACCGTCGAAGTCGTCACGTACGCCAACAAAAAGTTTGGACTCTTCGACAAACTCGTCGATAACGAACACGGCGTGCCGATCAAAGTGCTCGGCATGGGCACGGAGTGGACGGGTTTCAACGATAAGTACAGGGGCGTGCTCGCGTACCTTAAGAAACACAAGAGCGACGACGATATCATCGTTTTCGTCGACGGTTTCGACACGCTCGTCAACAAGGATTTGTCAGGATTCGAGGAAAAGTTCAGGGCGACGGGCGCGGGCATCGTCGTTTCGAAAGACGTACTCGTGTCGTGGGTCCCGACAGTGCTCGGACGGCACATAAATAGGACGGTTTTCGGCACGTGCGATGGAAAGCACGCCGCGAACACGGGCATGTACGTGGGCTACGCGCGCGATATCAAAACCGTGCTCGCACACGCGCTCGACATGTCGTGTGAAGACGACCAGGTAAACATGAACGCACTGTGTTCGGCGTACGATTTCATCGCGGTCGACGAGGATTGCGTTTTTTTCGAGAACGTGGGTGTGGGACGTCAGAAATCATCGAGTGCGTATTTCGTCAGTTTTCCCGGGACACCGTCCTTGAGCAGGGTCCACCGAGCCGCGCGCGAGTACGCGCAGTTCTTCAGGGTACAGTTTGTCGTCCTCGCGATCATCGCGCTCGCGGTTTCCCCGCGAACAGTAAAACCACGCATCATCATCGCGGTCGCGGCGATCACCGCGGCGTACGTCGCTTTCGCGGATAAGTCGTGCGCCTTAGAGAAATAATCTATGTTAACTGTATACGAAAAAACATGTCCGGGGGCATCACGCAACTCGTCGCCATCGGCCAACAGGACTCGCACATCACGGGTCAACCCGAGGTCAGCTACTTCAGGAGCACTTTCAAGAGACACACGAACTTCGCTCAATCCGTTGAACGCCAAGTCATCCAAGGCAACGTGTCCAACAATGGCATGTCCACGGTGCGCATCGAGCGCAAGGGTGACATGCTCAGCTACGTGTACCTCATGCCGCACACGGGCACCCAAGCGACGTCCATCGCGAACTGGGATACCGTAATCGAGAAGGTCGAGCTCATCATTGGTGGACAAGTCATCGATGAACAGGACTCTCTCTTCACGCAGCACATCGCCCCGAAGGCGTTGGCGACGAACATGTCCAAGTCGCGACTCGGTGGCTTCTACGGTGGAGCGTCCTCCAAGTTCTACCCGCTCAGGTTCTTCTTCTGTGAAGCGTGGGCGAACGCTCTTCCGCTCGTCGGTCTTCAGTACCACGACGTCGAATTGCGAATCACGTGGGGTGGTTCCGCCGCGTCGCACACGTGGGAGTGCTACGCCAACTTTATCTACCTCGATGAAGTCGAGCGCGCGCACTTCGCGTCGTCACCGATCGATATGCTCATCACGCAAACCCAAAAGAACATCGGGTCCAGTGCGACGACGCAGGAATTGAATTTCAATCACCCGGTCAAGTTCTTAGCGAGCGCGAAAGCGCAAGGCGGGGCCTTGCCCATTCTCGCGGCCACGAACAAGCTCAAGCTGCAAATCAACGGGACCGATATCGCTGATTTCAAGTACGCATCGCCGAACTTTACGGCGATCCCGGCGTTCTACAACATGACGCACGCGGATAACGACGACGATGATGCGCTCATGGTGTACCCGCACTGTCTCGAAACGTCTAAGAGTCAACCGACGGGTACCCTTAATTATTCACGCCTTGATTCGGCGCGTCTCGTGTCCTCGTCCGCTTCGTTCGCCGACCCGATTTACGCCGTTAACTACAACATCTTCTCGATCGTCAACGGCATGGGTGCTCTCCGATACTCCAACTAAATTCTCGGTGTAATGTAATGATCAAGACTCTGTTTCTTCTTGGCGTCGTCTTCGTCCTCACGTATGACCCACAAGCGGGTGGCCTCGATAACGTCGTGCGTCACCACCAACAGTCACCGACATCGGCGGTCGCTGCGTCGCAACATGGACAGGCTAACGCTCCGGCCCCACCGCCTCTTAACAAGCATCAACACTACGAGGCCCTACAGCTCGGACAGGAAGGGTACCAGTACCGAACAAACATGCCGGGTGCGGCATTATATTAGAGAATAGATCTCACGTACCACTAGAACATACCATGGTGCCAATTCAACGCGAAACGCTCCTCACGGGGGCGGTCTTTGTGTGCATTGTTGCCACAATCTTCCTATTCAGAGAGCTCAACATCGTCAGGGATCAGCTCAACGAAATCGGCACGGTCAGTTCCAAGCTCGTGCACCACGCGAATTCCGTTTCCCAGGCCATCGCGGCCGCGACGGGTCCGAACGGCGATGACGACGAAGACGAAGAAGAGGAAACAGAAGTCAAGGTCATCAATGTCAACGCCGCCGAGGAAAAAGCTTCCGAATAAAAAGAGGACATATCTTAGATTGCATCCAACGCCGATGCATCATGTCCGAGCAGACGACGAAAAAACATAAAGCCATCGCAGTTCCGGTCGTTTTCGACGAGAACGGAGAACCGATGTTTCTCGTCGTGCGCGATCGAAGGTTTAAGGATTGGATATTCGTCACGGGAGGGTGTCGACGAAGAGAGATAGTGAATCCGATACGCACGGCCCTCCGCGAACTCGAGGAAGAGACGCGAGGGGTCGTCGTTTTGAAGAGGGGCGAATACAGTCACTACCAATTTACGGTCCCGGAAGAGCCGGGTAGTGACGTCGAACTCGTGTACAATGTCTTTGTGTTCTTTGTCGATTTCGACGCGAACACGCGAGCGGAAATGATTCAACGGTTCTACGAAGAAAAGCAAAAGTACCTCGTCGCGAAACTCAATAAACGACCGATCAAACGAACGTTTGATGAAAACGATCACATGGCATTCGAGGGACTCTCAGTATTCAGGGAGCGCAAACAGTGGGATCTCATTGAGCGAAACGTCCTCAAAAGCAGACATTTCACCGAGTGCCTGGAAACACGCGAAAGAAAAACGTTCGCATTCAAGTAGATATGAAATCAAAGAAGTACATTTTAATGCAAATAAGAGATCTTATGGTTAAAAAATTCGATAACTCAGAAGAAGACGCGGACGCGTACATCGACCAGGTTCAGAACAGGACAGTCTACGAACTTCTCGTCTTGAAGAAGGAATTGACACAGAAAGAAGTCGAGTTGCCAGACGTATCCACGCGCCAGTGGTTTAGAGGATACTTCAGTTGGGAACAATAGCATGTTCAGGAAGTGGTGTCGCGAACGAAAACTAAACAATGGGTCGAACCTATCGCACGTGCTCATGGACGGCGGTGTCCTGAGTGTCCCGTTCGATACGTTGGACGAATTCTACGATCGGTACGTTGAGTCCGTCAAGAGTGGCGAAAAAGTGTTCGTGGTCGAACAGAAAACCGAGCTCTACAATTTCTTCATCGACATCGATTACAAGGACGATCGCGCGTTGACCGTGGAAGAAGTGGAAGACGTGTGCAGAATCATATGCGACAAGGTCAAGAATCTAGGTGGTAAAGACGCGCTCGTCTCCGTCGCACCACCGAAAGAAGCCGGTTCAAAAATCAAGACAGGGGTTCACATCAATTGGCCAGGTTTCGTCGTCAATCAAAAATCTGCGATCGCCGTGCGCGAACACGTGCTCATAGCGCTCGTGACGGCAAAGGGCGGCGTCGACTGGGACAAAGTGATCGACCAATCCGTCTACGGCGAAATCAAGAAAGATGGTCGAAAACGGTCTAGGGGGTCGGGATTTCGCATGCCGTGGAGTCACAAGATTGGTAAACACGACGCGTGTGAAGGCAAAGGGTGCGACGAGTGCTCGAAAGGCCGAACGACGCAGGTCGCGTACCTACCGCTCTTCAGGTACAGACAGGGGCCCGTGTTCTCCATGCTCGAACGCGTCGACCCGCA